TCAACAAAGAGGACAAAGACCCTGGGTCTATTTTGATCATCAAGGAACCAAGTCGAAATTCATCTGGCACCGCGGAGCTAGATGGAGTCGCGGTTGTTCTTCATGAAACTGGAGTCCTTCATCTTTCTGGAAAAGAAATCAGAATGATGTCTTATGCTTCAGGCGGGGCTACAGAACCTTACGTTAAGTTGAGCGCCCTTGAGAGCCTTCTCGGAAGTATCTTGCTAGATATATCCACTTTCTGCACCACCTTATCGACTGCAGCAGCATCATTGACAGCGTCTGTATCTGTACCCACAGGTGGTCCAGTCGTAGGCGCGCAGGCGGCAGGTGGGACCTTGACGGGGGCTGCGTCTACCTTACTGAGCGCTATGACGGCAAAAACAGGTCAATTAAAATCTAAAGCTTTAGGACTTGGTTCAACGGTCATCTACGGCGAGTGATATCGATCAAATCGCGAAAATAGAGTATCGCTCTATTTATTGTGGAGAGGAGCTGCGTTGGCACAAGCAAGATCATACAGCTTTAATAGCGTTGGGACTCAAAAGTCTGACTTTGATGAGCGTAACAAAGCTGCCGTCACCGCTCCACCTATTGGTATCAAAACTCCACTAGAGCTTGGAAGGTCAGAGGACGGGATATTCAAGATGCATCGCTCTTTGGGCGATCAGATACGCGATAATCTCGCTAATCTTATTCTTACGAATCACTATGAAAGAATAGGATTCACTGATTTTGGGGCAAATCTACGTCCAATATTGCATGAGCTAGCATCAGAGAACGGTGACCAGGAGGCGATGAGGAGAATCAGCGCAGCTGTTTCAAAGTACATGCCGTTTGTTTCTCTTGATAATTTCATCACAACCCCGCAGGATGCTGGGCTCACCGCTCTTTCAAAGATTAAGCTTGCGATTACGTACTCAGTACCAAGAGCAAATATTTCGCAGCAAACACTTTCAATCACATTCAACTTCACGGGATGATAAATGGCGGGCGACCAGCAGCTAAAAAATCTTAGAAATCGTACGTATCTTAACAAAGATTTTGACGCATTCCGCGGAGATCTTCTAAGGTACGCTAGGACGTATTTCGGCGATAAGATACAGGACTTCTCCGAAGCTTCTGTAGGAGGACTGCTGCTCGACATGGCGGCCACCGTATCTGATTCGATGTCGTTTTACCTCGATCATCAGTTTAGAGAGATGTCGTGGTCAACAGCTGTTGAGAATGCTAACGTCTCAAGAATGATAGCTGAGGCTGGAATCAAACCGAAGGGAGCGGCGCCCTCAGTTGTTACAGTGTCAATGTACGTTCAGGCTCCATCAAAGCTTGTTAACGGCGAATACGTGCCGAACGAAGACACTCTTCCCAAGGTTCTCCAGAGTACTCTTTTAGCCTCATCGGCGGGCGTGATATTCTCGACAGCAGAAGACGTAGATTTCGCAGAAAAGAATCGTCTCGGTGACCTGGTCGCAAAATACAACACTGGGACGACTGACGCGTCAGGAAACCCAACCACTTTCATTCTGAAGAGAGACGTCACCTGCATTTCAGGTAAGATCGCGATCGAAACGTTCGAGGTTGGAACAAATCCAGAACCGTTCTTTAGCGTCTCATTGGGAAATTCTGACCCTAGCGAAATACTTGAGGTGTTAGACTCCGAAGGCAACGTTTATTACGAAGTTCAGACGTTAAGTCAGGATACCGTTTTCAGAGCTTTTCCTAATTTTTCAGCAGACTCTGAGGAAGTCTCACGATCTATCGAGGTCATTCCTGCGCCCAGAAGGTTTGTTCATAACTTCAATGTTACGTCTAGACGTTCAACGATTCAATTCGGGGGAGGGACAGCCCTTACAACAGCGGACGACGCCATCCCCGATCCAGAAACTCTCGCTTTGCCGTTGTACGGAACATCAACACTGAATCGTTTCAGTATCGACCCCAATTCGCTTCTCAACACGAAGACGCTGGGCGTCAAGCCTGAGAATACTACGGTGCGGGTGACCTATCGATACGGCGGCGGAGCATCGCACAATGTCGCTGCCAGAACTATTCGTGGAATACAGACGCTAAAGATAGAGTTTCCTGACAATTGCCCGGCCTCCACCGCTTCATCCATAAGAGCATCTTTCGACGTGAGAAACGACTCACCGGCCGCTGGAGGCAGTAACGCTCCGACTATTGAAGAGGTTCGCTCTCAAATACCTGCTGCTAGAAATCAGCAGGAAAGAATCGTTACGAAAGAAGATTTGATTTCGCGAGTTTACACGCTTCCTACGAAGCTGGGAAGAGTCTACAGGGCGGCAGTTAGACCCAATCCCGACAATCCTCTTGCAAGCCAGCTTTTCATCTGCTCAAAAGACAGCTCAGGATTCTTGACAGTGTCATCGGATACTCTCAAGAAGAATCTTAGAGTCTATCTGAATGAATATCGATTGATCAGCGACGCTATCGACGTTCTTGACGCTAGAGTAATCAACTTTAGGGTTAAATTTACGATTTTTGTGTCACCAAACTCTAACAAGTCAACGACCCTTCAGTCTGTGATTGCCAGGCTTAATGATATTCTATCGGTCAATAACTTTCAGATTGATCAACCGATAATGCTGTCGGACCTGCAGAACGTCATCATAAACACCGGAGGCGTTCTCACCCTGGTGGACTTAAAGATCGAAAGTCTTAGTGGGACTGTCCAGGGTCGATCTTACTCAAACGTCACTCACAACGTGAAGCAGTACACGAAGCGTGGGGTTGTATTCGGCCCGCCAGGAAGCATTTTTGAACTAAGATACTCTCAGAACGATATAGTCGGGACGGCACTCTAATGTACATAATCGCAACAGCTTCGGCTGACACTTACATCACAAATAAGATAGTTGACGGGTTGCGCGTTGAAGACGCTAACGTTGGCAGAGCTGGGACCCTTGACTTATTTAAGCTCTACGATGAGACCATGTCCGGATCTTCCGGAGGCCACACGGAGATTTCCAGGCTTTTGCTCAAATTTGACGTTTCTCGACTTGTCGCTCTTTCGTCAGGCTCGCTTGACGTAGGATCCAGCAACTTTAGGGCAAGAATCAAACTTCAGTCTGTCGCTACGAACTTGCCGGTCCCGCAAAACTTTTCGATCTCAATTTTCCCGCTTGCGAAAGATTTCGATGAAGGCTTCGGAAGAGACGTATCATCATTCACTGACATCGGCGCCTGCAACTACATCAACTCTTCTAACGGAACTGCCTGGGCAACATCTGGAGCTTATCGTTCCGGAGCTGTCGGAGATAGTAACATCGATTTTTACGCTTCCGGAAATCTGCAGGATGGACTGGGACTGAGAAACCTTGCGTCAAACCAAACTTTTGTCGCTGGAAATGAGGATCTCTTCGTGGACGTTTCTGATGTTGTGTCAGCGACGATAGCTAATTTGATCCCGAACTATGGATTCTTGGTCGCGTTCACGTCTAGTCAAGAGACTGATCTCGTTACTAGATTTGTCAAGCGGTTTGCATCACGACATGTTACTCACGAATCTCTTCGTCCACGTCTTGAAGTTAGCTCTAACGATGCAACTTTTGATTCTCACGCGTCTTCATACTTTGACACGTCTGGATCTTTGTATCTAACAAATGTTGTGGGCTCCAACATTCGCAACCTGATGTCAGCTTCGCAAGACATCACAGGGTCAAACAGCCTACACGTCGTTCTTTCAACGGGATCTTACACAAAAGTCATATCAGCATCGCAGCAAACCGTGGGAGGATTCAAAAAGCAAGGTTCCTATTTTGGAAACTTTTTCATCTCTGCGCAAGACTCCTCCGCGGTCAGCGGCACTGTAAAAATCTCAGATCACGTTGCTGCGTCTGGATCGATTGTTTTCAGCGAAACATGGCGATCTATCGACGGAAGCGTCGTGTTCCTATCGACATTTCTCACGTGTTCGATACCAGAAAGGACAACAAGTGGCTTGCCCTCGCGTCAGCTGTCGATTAAAACGACGAATGCAAGGCAAAAATATGATGAAAGATCTTCGTATCGTATTAGAGTATTCGCTTACGATTCAAATTACGAACCAGCTGCTACCAGAGTTCCGAAGCCAACAAAAAGTGATTTCCCAGAAGCGTATTACACGATAAAAGATATCGAAGGAAACGTCTACATTCCATTCGAGAGAGAGAATGGTGGGACTAGACTCTCGTTTGATTCGAACGGACTGTTTTTTGATCTCTACACGGACGGTCTACCACCAGGTAAGCTCATGACAGTAGACTATCTTGTCGTTGATCGACAGCTAGAGTACATCGTTGAAGACAAGAGCGTACAGTTCACCGTGGGGGCTTAAGTGTCTAATAGCATGTACACGGGCGGTTTCGCTAAAGAGCAACTGATGAAAGAGCTGGCTGGAAACAGCTCGGTTGTTAGAGACGTCACTGCTGCTGACGTTCAAGATCTTAGTCTCTCGACGTCGTCATCGTTCAGGTTTGATCCGCCTGGGTCAGGACTTAAGTCAACGCAGCAGATCCCGCTTGATTGGTCGAGCTTCGAGAATCACACGTTCTTTAATTCAGCCCAGGCGAAAACTAACGTAGCTTTTGAGAACATATTCAACTCTTTCCCGTTCGACGGAAGCAGGCTGGAGATCGAAGAATTTTTGGATAGCCTGACTGGCTTCGAAAAGTACATCTTTGACGTTTCACCGAAAAGCACCGGGTACCTTAATTTTGACTCTGCGAACTTTGTCAGCGTCGCTGACAGTGCTGGATCTGAGATACCGACGATGTCACGTGACAAGTCAGGAGGTTCAAAGTTAGATCCGTCTTTTTCATCAATGACAATAGAGATGCAGCTGTTTGTCCCATCGATCGTCAATGACAACCAGATCATACTACAGAAGTTGAGCGGATCCAACAAGGGGTTCACGCTAGCCCTGTCCTCAAGCGCGGTGACAGGCTCATGCAACGTTAACTTTTTAGTTACATCCGGATCTTCGTTTATGACCTCATCGATGCAGGTCGAAAAGGGCGAATTCTGCTCGATTGCAGCTCAGCTCGATCGAAGCCCAGGGGTCGACAGGCTTTATATGTTCCTTGATGGCGTGCTTGTCTCGTCATCAAGCAATTCTACCTACATCGGTCAGATAGATTTTAAGACAAGCCCTCTCCTGATCGGCTCTGGAACAAATCACGCCGCCGGGGGATCTTACAATTTTGTTCCTGCTTCAAGATTGTCTGGATCTATTGACGACCTGAGAATTTTTCACAGAAACAGATCAACGCTTGAGATCAGTTCAAGCATGCGTTCCTCTGTTTTTCCAGAGCAATCGCTGAAGCTTCTCTACAAGTTCAACGAACCGACCGGATCTTACACAAATAACTCAATTGTCATCGACAGCTCAGGGAACGGTCTACACGCTAGTATCAGCAACTTTTCATCAACTCAAAGAGTTTTGCACGCTACCGTTCCCCTCAGGTTCGAAAAGATCAAATTTTCACCAGTTCTATTCCCTGATCATCCTGACGTCGTTTCGCTTAACTCATCGTTGCTGCAGTCGGCAGCTGAGTACGACGCGAATAATCCTAACCTCATCACAAAGCTCATACCACAGCACTATCTCACCCGTGAGCAAGATTTCTACGTCCTTGATACGATCGATGGCGGGGTCGGAGATTCAATAGACAGCGGAAACACCCTACCCAGAAGCACAAAACTTGGATCCGTGCAGCTTATCAGCTCGCTTCTTTACGTTTGGGCCAAGCAATTCGATGAAGTGAAGTGTTTCATCGATCATTTCTCTAAGTTGAGAACCACCGACTACTCTGATGAAGGCACAATCTCTGATCAGATGCTTCCGTTTCTGGCTCAACATTACGGAATAAACCTCCCGAATATGTTTAGGAACGTTGACGCTTCAAATTTTGTTCTGGGAGAGTCAAAGAACTCAGAGGTTTTAGATCTAGAAACTTCGTATCAGACAGTTCAGAACACGATATGGCGAAGAGTTCTTAAAGAGCTTCCGCACATCATGAAGTCCAAGGGGACGCTGCACGCGATAAAAAGCTTGATCAGATCATCAGGTATCGAGCCAGACAGCATCCTGAAGTTTAAAGAGTACGGCGGAACAAAGAGCGGCTACATTCTGCCGAACAGATCCAACAAATCTGTCGTTCAGGGAATGCTCAGCTTCAACGGATCTCTTTTCGAAGGAGCTGTCAGCTACGATCCAATTTCAGGCGTTCCAGACACGCTACCGTTTGTGTCAAGCTCTTACTTGAGCGCTTCAAGAATTGAGCCAGGATTACCAACCGTGTCCAACACAACCTCAGATGGTTTGATGACCTCAGGCTCGTGGTCCTTTGAAGCGTTCTATAAGTTTGAGCCGAACGTTTCTCACACTCCAATTCAAAGCTTGTCTCGTTTTCACGTCACCGGAACATCAGCTCCGAGCAGTCGACAGGGAGTTTTCGCGAATCTCGTGGCGACAGCCGGACCCTTAACGTCGTCTCTCGATCTTTACGTCGCGACATCGACTGGAGCTTCGAATCCCTACCTTCGACTTACGCTGACTGGAAGCGATATATTCGACGGATCGACGTGGCACATCTCTTTCGGAAGAGACATGACGGAGAACGTTCCGAGCTCATCCTACTACGTGTGGGCAGCCCGTCAAAACGCAGGTGTTTCCGACTACCTCCGTGTCACTGGATCCTACTTTGATGCTGGTACTGTAGTTGATACCATCTCATCGTTCAACTCATCTGGATCCTTCTTCTGCGTTGGTCCACAAGCGTTGTACGAGGCGGGTACCAAGCTCCTAAACTCGACCGCGATACCGAGCGACGCCAAAGAGTCGATGTTCAGCGGCAAAATCTCAAGAATCAAGTTCTGGACGAAGAATCTCACGGAAAATGAGCTTCTCGAGCACACTAGAAACGTTGAGTCTGTCGGAGTTGAGAACCCGTCCCTGAATTACAACTTCGTTAATTCGATGTCCGGATCGTGGGAGCGTCTTAGAATCGATGCGGCCTGCACGCAAGAGGTAACCTCATCCACCGCTGGAGGGGCTCTCAGGATCATTGACTACTCACAGAACAATTTTGATCTGGTGGGATCTGGCTTCGGAGCCTCACAGCAGGTGGTAAAGAATGAGCGGATGGCGTCATCGGTAATTTCAATGCAGTTCGATGAAGCTCAGACAACGAACAAAATAAGAATCAGAGGATTTCAGGATTTCGATCAGGTCGTCAGGGACGGAGCCGAGGTCTCACCCGTCTATGAGACGGTCAGATCCGAGGTGCCAGTGGATGATCTTCGATTCTCGATTGAAGTTTCAGCCACGAAAGTTCTGGACGAGGACATCGCCAAGATATTCGCAACTCTCGACGAGATTGATGATGCTATCGGATCACCAGAGCTTCAGTTCTCTCCCGATTACCCAAGGTTAGAGACTCTCAGGGACGTTTACTTCAATCGATTGACAGAGAAAATAAAGATGAAGCAGCTCTACGAATTCTTCAAGTGGTTCGACGCTTCTATGGGTGCGATGATCGAGAAGTTCATTCCAAGTAACACGAGATTCCTCGGATCGAACTACGTTGTTGAGCCTCACTCTCTCGAAAGATCTAAATTCCACTACTTACAGAGCGGAATATACATCGGCGAGAACGATCGGCGCGGGCTCCGTGGGACTATCAAGCTCGGACAGGTGACAGCGACAGTTAGGAGAATCTGAGATGGCATCACAGGCGATAACGATCGGAGGAGAGTCAATCTCTGGTAGCCTGCAGGGCGTAGAGATTCGTACCTTTGGCCAGGTCTACCAGGGCATGATGCCGAAGATACGACCGATAAACTCTCCGATTTTGATCGTGGGCGGTCAGAGGATTGATAACCTCAAGCTATTCGACGAGAATCTTTCAACGCAGATCGACACGAAGAAAGCGGAGCAATTTCCAAATTTTGAGCTTGAGGTTCTCTCGTTCGGTATGCCGAAAGACTTTAGGGACGAAACTGTTCTTGAAGATATGGCAAATTTTAACCCTGTCAGCTTCATCCAGGACGAAGGATCAACTCTCATCTACCCGCAGGTGCTCTGGAACGCATCATCGAAAGACATCGATTCATATGACGGAGTTATCGAGCCCCTCACGATTCGCGCTCGAGCATCCAGGAATTCCATCGATTGGCCCTACGATCCTCACGATGTTCGTGGCGCAGTCTCAAACGCTGCCGAGGATGTTCGCCGTCGTGGAAACATGATCGTAGATTACGTCTTTCCCGTTGATCGGTCCGTTGAGCCTTACCTCGATGAGTGCTTTGAACAGGACACGCTGGGCTTGCCCCAACCTGCGTACCTCTCTGATCCGTCTGATTTTGCTCCGCCTTTCGAGGACGGGACCGACTGGGAGGATCGAGAAAACTACGATTTAGGAGATACAGAAGCACGTTTACGACAAACTTTGAGCGACTGGGATCCCGGGAGTGTCTCATACTATACGATAGTAAACAGAAGACTTGTGGAGCAAGATTTTAGAGATTCGATCGTAGCGCACTTTAACTTTGAGACTTCAGCAACGTCAGTAGTTCCTGATAAAACTGGAAACGGCCACGTCGGCACGCTCACCGCGGGCGCCAGCGTAGATTTGTCAATGTACCCAGGTTACATTTCAAATCGTGGAAATCTAGACCTTACAGCAGATTCAACCAATCCCAATCCGCAAGATTGCTTAAAAATAAATCATGAAGACGATCTGCAGATGTCTTCTGGATCGGGGTTTAGCTTCAGCGTGTGGTTCTATCTAACTTCGACTGCATTACAACATCTGATCGCAAAAGCAGAAGACACTGACACTAACACTGCTCCAGGTTTTGAGTATCGTTTACAATCGACGATCTCGTCCCCCGCGCGCGGGCTACAATTCGACGTAGCTGATCAGAGCTCAACTTCA